CAGAGGATGGAATGCGAAGTCCATCTCCGTCTGCTACACGGGGCATGGCGATGAGAAGCCTAGAACGCAGGTTCTTGAATCGTTCCAGACTGTAGTCAACGAGGCCCATCGACAGTTCGGGGATCATTTGTGGTTGTCCACGCATCGACGTAAGGGGTCGACGACGTGTCCGGGAGATTGGTTGGGGAACTGGGTTGAGGCTGGGATGGCTATTGACCAGAATCCGTCTGATATAGACTGGGCTGGTATTGCGGCTTACTTCAAGGTGTTGAAGATGGAGATTTCGGAGCGTCCCTTGGGGCGGTGGTGGCCGCATAGGCGTCGGGGGGAGGCGGTGCGGTTGATGCAGCGTCGGTTGCAGGAGCGAGGGTTTTCTCCGGGTTCTGCTGACGGGATATTCGGGAGACGAACCGCATCGGCGGTTCGTGTGTTTCAGGAAACTCAGGGTTTCTTGAAGATCAACGGTGTGGTGAACGTGGATACGTTTGCTGCCCTATTCATCCAGTAGGTTGTAGGTGGGGGTAGCCCCCACGGATAAGGAGATAGTATGCCAAAGGGCAAAGGCTACGGAATATCAGCAGTCAGGCAGTCGGCGAAAAGCGCCGCCGCATATCTGCGTTCCACGAATCTCGGCAACGCTATCAGCGGTGGCCGACCGTTTGGGAAGTAGGACACAATGAGGGATGGTTCAACACCGAAGAAGGTGCAGGCCAGTAAGGTTCTGGTCACGGACAACAAGCGTGGCAGCGGGATCGGTTCCGTTGGCTCGCAGTCGCGTGCCGCCGCCCGTCGCGCATTGCGTGATTGAGGTGGCGCCAAAGAAGCCGCGTCGTCCAAGGTACTGACGATGCCATTGAAGCGCGGCAGGAGTCAGAACGCTATTTCACGTAACATTGGCACACTGATAAGCGAGGGGTACCCTCGGGATCAGGCATCTGCCATCGCCCACGACTATGCCAAACGGAACAAGGGGAAGAAGAAGTGAACAACATGTTGGAACGGGCAGCGTGGACGTTTGTACAAGCGTTTTTCGCTGTGTTCGTGGTGTCGGATCTGGCATCGGTGAAGACAGCCTTGATTGCGGCAACTGCTGCGGTCCTCAGCGTTGCGAAAACGTATGCGAAGGATCGAGCCGGGAGATAGGGATGGATGCCGTCGAACTTGACGCCAAGTGGACTCTGTTCTTGGAGAACGAGGGCGTCGTGTTGGAACGCGACATCTACGATCACCTGCAAGACACGGCTCACCTGTTCGACCTGCGTGACGGTATCCACGCCAAGTGGTCCCCTGAGGGGACGCTTGGCTTGCTGCTGGTATTCCAAGAGGACGAAGCGGAGTGCTTGTTTGAGGCGTTTCGTGCCGCCATCGACGGGGTGCAGGAAGCCGGTGAAGCATTCGCCGTTTGGACGACTTCACTGATGGGGCTACTGCGTCAGGCCGTCGTCCAACGGTGGGTGGACGGAACCGACGATTAGGTGTCGGGTGTGATCCACCCTCTGATGGTTGGATCATCCGTGAGAACGAGTACGAGTCGACCCTTGATGTGGTCGCGTCGCCGAGCGAGCGTTGTCTTGGGTATGCCCAGCACGGCACCCGTCTTGCGTAACGACATCCCTTCGATGAGTAGTCGCTCAACGATCCACCGGTCCTCCGGGGACAGCCCATCTATGGCACGCCCTAGGGCTTCGCGCAGCAGCGCAGTTTCCTCCAGTGATGGACCCCGGACGGGACCCCCGGGGGGGCTGAGCATGAGGGACTCATAGACTGACTCGTCCCGCTGCGTAAAGAGAACTCGTGTTCTGGGTCGTGTTCTGGGGCTGGTCGGCAAACGGGCTAACCAGCCATCTAGGTTAGTCGGGCTGTCGTACCTGTGCGTCCCCATCGTGACCAGCATACCACGTAGGTACCGTCAGATACTCTTGTGCGATTACCCGGGTGTTCTCAGGGTCGTAGCCTGACGGTTCTCCCTTCTCCCACGCTTCGTCATGGTCGATCCAGCCAAGGATCTCCACGGCACGAAACTCGGGGGCGACGGGTTGCACCACCCACAGGACTAACTCCTGTTCCAACTGGCGGCGCCGCACGGCGGCGCTGGTACTCGTCCGCACCCGACGTACCTCAATGTTGTGCCCTACGTCTGGGAGGTGCCGGTACGTTTTGTGGTCTGATTTGTGCCAGACGTGCCCGGACCAGTACTGGTTGGTGATCTTTGCCACTGCCAGTTCGCCCACGCATGCGGCTACCTGTGCGGTGCGGTTGTCTTCCATCCGCTTCTTGTCGTAGTGGGCGGCGTCACGTTTGCCCCAGTTCTCAATGAAGCGTCGGGCACCGACGTGGGAAGCCCATTCGTATTCCCACGGGTCCAGTTCTACGAGGATTGTCATTCGGTCTGCGTTTCATTTTCGACCGGAGTGTTGAACGTGTTCAACAACGACGGCCGATCTGCATCCTCTATGAGTGCCTCTCTTTTATCGCCATGTCCCATACAGCAATCAATGGCGAAGATGTATTTGCCGCAGATATCGCATGTTGGGTGCATTACTTCTTCAGTCATCCTGCCCCCTCTGCTGCAAGTAACGCCTCCTTCGACATCGGTATCCCCTCTTTGAGAGTGGGCCATGGCGAAGGATGCAACTCGCCCGCACACATCTCGCCAAGGTAGTAGCGGCGTAGACGAATGTCTGCGTAGAGTTTCGTCATATAGTTTCCCGGGTCGCTGCTGTTGGTCACCGTGAATGTAAGACGACCGCTATCCATCGGGTACAGACTGACGGTCCAGTCATCCAAGTGAACTTTGTAAGGAATCATTTCGGCTCCTTTTCCATCTTTGCGGCGTCAACCTTGACCGCCGTGATCCTAACGACTTGCCCATCATCATTCCATGCAACTCCGTTCAGAGCATCAAGGGTCAGTTTCACGTAGTTGTCCAGATCCCCACGCAGCGTACGTGCCCCGTGCGGGGACGGCAGTACATGCAGGATTGTTTCGGTGGGGCTATACGCAACATGCAACTCAATGGGGCCGCTGAGTATCTCCCCCACCTGCTCAGTCCACGCTGCAGCAACATGGCTTTCTTCATCCAGAGTGGACTTCGGAGTGAAGACCTGTCCACGCTTGTTGTGGCGTGGACGCGCCTTGACCTTGGGTCGTCTGGACACGGTAATCGTGTAGCCCTTCACCGCGAGTACCTCACCCTCTGTGCCGCCCTCTCCACCGTGGTGAGCAACCACTTCTGGCCGTCCCTGCGTTGCGCATACTTGCCACCCCAGTCTTGATCGGCTGACCGGAGTTCGCTCAGCGTATCACCCGTGGTGTGACCACTCTTTAGCATGGCGCAAGCCAGAGCGAACAACGTCGCTGACCGATCCCCGTTCGGTTTGTCCTTCTCGGGGCGCGGTCCGTTGTGCCTGATGGCGGCAGCGAGGCCGGTCAGATCCATGCCGGAGGTAGTGTCCCCCCACTCAACCGCTGGGAGGGCCTCAGGAGGGCTGTAAATGGCGCTGAGAGCAATCCAAGTAGACGGCATGCACCGGCTGGCGAGAGCGGAAGATACGAAACCTGACGGTTCCATCTCCAAGCCGCCTGAAAGGATCACATTCCGGCCTTCCCGCCGCCCGGCGGGATAGGGCAACCTGACCCCGTTGCCCCATCCCTTGCCAGTCAACTCTGTCTGCTTCGGATTGACCTCCTTTACTGGTGCTGCCACGATCCCGCATGCTGCAAGCAATCCGTTACGCACGTCGGTTGCCCGCATGGCCTCCTGAAAGAACACCCACACATGGTAGCCCTTGGAACGGGACCGTTCGACCCATCCCTTGATTTGTGTGCGGTTCAATACCAGTTCCAGATTCTTGGCGTGGATCAGAGATGCCTCTTCCCCTTCGTCGAAGTCGACACACCCCCAGTACACACAGTGAACACCATCTTCCCGCCGCAAGAGCGGGTACACGCCGATGGGGGCAGCCTGTTCGGTTAGATGCTTGGCGCAAACCTCAACGAAGCCGGGACCAGACGCCGGGGCGTGCGCTCCGGACGGGAGTTCCATCGGCCTGAAACTATGAGCCTGACCGGGTTCGTCGGAAGCGATGCTTCCTCCCCGGAACAGCACGGCGAAGGTTCCCGCCAGATTGGACAGATCGGGTTCGCTGCTCATTGTTGCCCCCCACGACTGGGAATCAACTCTTCCCAATAGGGATGAACCTGCCCGCTTACGGGGTCAAGGTAGTAGGTCTGATCCACCAGCCTTGCTGTGCGCTTGTTCTTGCACAGGTTGAGGTTGATAGAGTGGGCATGATACTCCTTCTCCCAGTCCGACAGGTCGTTCCGGTCCTTCTTGCGGTACACTTCGATGACGAAGATGGCTTCTTGTTCTCCACCATACCGCCCAGCGTACAGTCCGGCAGCCCGACCCTTTTCGCCTGCCCCCCGTCCAGCCTGATGAACCAACCCGACGGGTACGCGTTGTATCTTGGCCCAACGCTTCACCGCCTGCGCCTTGGAGGTCACACCGGTGGCGTCTGAGTCTCCGCCGGGGAGTAGTTCCAAGTAGTCGATCATGGTGAAGGACGGGTTGCATCCCCAGTAGTCTCGTGCTTCGTCCAAGACCTCCGCCATCGCTGGCAACGGTATGGACTCGTCCACGATTGCTATTCGGGACAGTTCTTCGTTGGCTGCCCGTTCTAGGTCGGCGATGATTTCCTTGTCGCCTGCCTTGACGGCTTCCTCCACCTCGGTGGAAGACTTGCCTCGCAGCAGACAGTACAGTTTCATCACCACCAGTTCCCGTGGTTCATCCATTGAGAAGATGACCAC